AAACTGAATCGTGACATAGTGCCTTTGGTGCTTGTCGCAGTATTTATCGCTAACTGTCATATACTGCTTTCGCATTTGCTTGGCTGTTTGCTCTAAACTCATAGGCATTACCTCTAGTATTTACTACAAGCTGGACCAAATTTTGGTTTATCGCTATTTGGTTTATTGGATTGGAAACTATTCTGTTCCTCTCGCTGTTGGGCTACGGTTTTAATTCCATTCTGTGCCCAAGACTTCAAGATAGAGTTAACATAGCCAAAAGAGCGTTTAGAATTATTGGCTGCTTTATCAATAGCTATCTTGATTAAATTTGGCTCTAATTCATCAATAGCTTGATAGGCTTCAATCTGTTGAAGTTGGAAACCATCTAATAGACCGATTCGATTTTGATAATAGTCAAAGATATTGAAATCTGATTTATCAGCAGTAGCAGAAGATATCTTTCTATTCTCTACTTCTACTTCTGTCTTTATATCTATGTTTAACTCTTGTTTTAACTCTATATCTTCTTCTGTCTCTTCTCTATCTCTATCTCTATCTCTATCTCTATCTCTGGTGGACGAATGTCCGGACAAATGTCCCACCCCTATAGTGGACAAATGTCCCACATCTTCTAAAACCGCTTGGTTGTCGCTTTTTTCAAGCTTGATTTTGTCTCGATAGCGTCGTTTTCGTTCAGCTTCCGTCGAACTCTTACCGATAAAGTTTTGAATCTGCAACATATAGATAGCACCATCATCCATTACTTCGACCAAACCGAGCTTTTGGAAAACATCCATAGCTTTCTCGATCGTCCCGACGTTGTGCCGCGTTACTGTCGCTAAAACTTCTGCACTATAAGGAATTGCGTCGTTAAACATCAACTTACCATCACGTTTCAAGCTCCTTAGATACAGTTTTAACAAGATATTGCTATATAAGTAGCCGTCTTGCATTGACTCAAGGATTATCATTTCTTCCGTTTCGAAAAAATCTTGCTTGAGCCTCATATAATAGTATTTTTGATTGTCTGCCATATTTAATGCCTACCCTCCCACCACTGCTAATTATTTAATTACTTGTCTTCTTT